CGGCAACAACAGTTAATTTTGCAATCCCAGCTAGGCATACTTTCACTTCTGCTATAAGTGCAAATTTAACAGTTAGAATAAAACAACATTTAGGAAGTGATACGCAAGTAGCAGATACTGACTTAGTTTCTGAAGTTTCACAATGGACTTCAGCTCACAGATTGCAAGGCATAGCTTATCTATACGTCAAATTAAAATATGACTCTGACGCTTTCCCTTCTGGGATTCCAAATATATCTGCCGAAATAAAAGGAAAAAAAATACTAGATTTTAGAAATGGCTCAACTGCTTTTTCATCTAACCCAGCTTTATGTCTACATGATTATTTAACAGATACAAGATTTGGTTTAGGTGTACCAACATCACAAATTGATACAACATCTTTCACAACTGTAGCGAATATATGTGATGAAGATATTAGTTTATCTGGTGGTGGCACAGAAAACAGATACGAATCGCATGGTATTGTTTATAGTAATGTTTCACCAATGACTGCAATTAACGAGATTGTTGGCTCAATGCTAGGTGTATTGAGTTACTCAAATGGAAAATTTCATTTAGCTGGTGGTAAATTTGTTTCACCAACTATTACACTTGATGAAGATGATTTTACAGGTGGCATAACAATACAAACCAAACAATCAAGAAGAACTTTATTTAATACTGTAAAAGGTGTTTTTACAAGCCCATCTTCAAACTGGCAACCAGCAGATTATCCAATGGTAAAATCTAGCACTTTTGTTAGTGAAGATAATGGAGAAACTATTTTTGGGAATGTTGATTTACCATTTACCATATCACCAACAATGGCTCAACGAATTGCAAAAGTTGTATTATTTAAAAACAGACAACAAATGGTGTTACAAGCACCAATGAAATTATCTGCTTTTAAATTACAAGTAGGCGATACTGTTACCATAAATAATACTAGACTAGGTTTTAGCTCAAAGATTTTTCAAGTTTCAGACTGGGGTTTTATTTCTAATCAGAATCAAACAGGAATAAATTTAGTCTTGCAAGAAACATCATCAAGTGTTTTTGATTGGAACGCTGAAGAATCAGAATTTATTTCTGATAATACTACATTGCCATCAGCAGAAACCGTATCAGCACCATCATTAGCAGTAAGCGATATAATGAGGGCTTATTCTGGAATTGTATCAACCGTTCTATTAATTAAAGCAACATCAGGGTCAGGAACAACTAATGAAATTGAAGTTGAATATAGAAATACATCTACTGATACAGAATATACTACTTTAGGTAAAGCAAAAACAGTTGGTGGGTCAGCAAAATTTGAGCTGGTAAATGCTGAAGATGGAATGACCTATGAAGTTCGTGCAAGGTCAGTCAATGCTTTTAATGTTTATTCTTCTTTTGCAAGTGCAATCCATGAAGTGGTTGGAAAAACAGAAGTACCAGTAGATGTTGCAGATTTCTCTGTAAACATTGTAAATAATTTAGCTGTTTGTTCATGGACTGTGAATAGTGAACTAGACATATCACATTATGTCATTAGACATACACCAGCTACATCTAGTCCTATCTATGCTGGAGCAACTGTTGTTGCTGATTATATATCCAAAGCTAATAATCAGATATCTTTACCAGCTCAAACAGGCACATATATGATTAAGGCTGTTGATGTTTTAGGACTAACATCTGAGACTTCAACTAAAAAAGCAGTCATAAGAAACCAGATTGCTGATAATTTTAATGTAGTAAGTAGCACAACACAATCAACTGGATTTGCTGGAACAAAAACTGACACAGAAGTTGTAGCAAGAGATGGCGTTAATTTTTTACAAATTATTTTAGGAGAACTTTTTGGCGATCACAGTGGTAACTTTGATAGTGCTGTGGGCAACTTTGATGATGGTGGAGAAGTAGGTCCAAACTTAGATGGATTCTATGACTTTAGTACCAACCCAATAGATTTAGGTGCAATATACAATTCACAAGTAACCACATCAATGACCAGCACGAGATTTAATCCAAACAGCTTGTTTGACAGCTTTGATGGCTTATTTGACGAGCAAGAAGGTAATTTTGATGGTAACTATACCGAACAAGACGATGTTACTGCTAAAATCCAAATATCGACCTCTAATGACAACTCTACATATACAGCTTTTTCTGATTATATTTTAGGGAATTATAAAGCTAGATACATAAAATTAAGAGTTAAAATGACAACACTTAACTCAGATTCAACACCAGCTATTTCAGCCTTATCTGCTACCATTGATATGCCAGACAGAACAGTAGCAGTTGCAAATACAGCAAGTACGACTGCAAGTGGTGGAAAAGCGATAACTTTTGCTCCAGCATTTAAAGATTTACAAGGGTTAGGTATAAGTGCCAGTAATCTTACAACTGGAGATTTTTATGAATTAAGCAGTAAGTCAGCTACAGGATTTACTATTAAATTTAAAAATAGCGGTGGCTCAGTTGTTGACAGGTCATTTGACTTTGTTGCAAAAGGATTCGGATATCTTGAATCCAGTTAGTAATTAGAGTATTGTAAACATATTTAGGAGTATAAAAAAATGAGTCAAAATGATTTTACCATAGCAAACCAGACGTTCCCAAATACAAGGGCTGATATTAATTCAGCATTACAAGCATTAGCAAGTACCAGTTCTGGAAGTTCAGCTCCATCAACTACTTTTGCAAATCAATTTTTTTACAATACCACAAGTAATTTATTGCAAATAAGAAATGAAGCTAATGATGCTTTTATTACGATTGCAGAGTTAGACCAAACCAATGACACCGTAGAATATTTTAAAGCTGACGCTGTAAGAGTATTAAAATTAGAATATTTAGATGGTGATGACGCTATTATTGTGAATGATGGTGGGGGAATAATTTGTCCTGCTGGTGTAGATTTAACTGCTACTGAACTTATACTTGATGCTGATAATGATACAACTATAAGAGCAAACACAGATGACAGAATTGATTTTAAAATTGGCGGAAATATTCTTGTTGAATTCAATGCTAATGGTATAACTGTAACGGACGGAGATGCAAGTCAGCCTAATATTAGGTTAGTAAATACTAATGCAAATAATTCAAGTTCTTTTTTAGATTTTATTAAAGACAGTGCTTCACCAGCAGACGATGATGCTATTCAAGTTATTCGTTGCATAGGTGATAATAGTTCTGGAGCAACTAAAGTTTTTACAACTGTAGTAAGTGTATCAGCAGATGTTACGGCTGGAACAGAGAATGGAGCATACAGAATTGAAACATTGGTTGATGGAACTAATGCTAGTAGATTTAATATAGCACCCAATGGTTTTATAGGAATTGGTACTGGTTCACCTCAAGGACGTCTTTCAGTATCAGACGGAACAGTTACTACTGAAATAAATCCAACTAATGGTTTAGGTTTTATAGGTAATAGGACAAACCACCCTATAGCATTTTTCATAGCTGGTGGAGAAAAAGCAAGAATAGATACAAATGGAATAGCTATGTTTAAGACTACTGATACTGACCCTTGGAATAATGGAGCTGGTACTGCTGGAGGAATTGCATTAAATGCTTCTAATCTTTTAGGTTTAGGTGCATTTGCAAGAGTGCAAGGAGATCCAATAGCAGTTAATTATATTGATGGCTCAAATGGAAACTTAATTGCTTTTTATCACAATGGCTCAGGAATAGGGTCAATATCGCATAGTGGCGGTACTGTATCTTATAATGCTTTTACAGGCTCACATCCATCAAGATTTGCTAATAATTCAAACCCAGCTATTTTAAAAGGAACTGTTATGGAAACGCTTGACGCTATGTGTGGTTGGTATGATTTTAATTACACAGGTGCAGATAGTAAAGATAATGATGTTGCAAAAGTAAAAGAGATTGTTTTGCCAGATGGCAAGTCTGCTGGAGACAGCTATACTATGGAAATTAATGGCGTTAGTAGAACAGGAACAATCGTTGCAAAGAGTAATGATAAACACATGCAATGTAAAATATCAGATACAGAAGATAGCACTAGAATATATGGTGTGTTTTCTGATTATTTAAATGGTGATACTACAGTTTATAATGATATGAATATTAATGCTGTTGGCACATCAGTCATACGAGTTGCAAGTGGTACTACTGTAAGTGCTGGAGATTTATTATCTTCTAAAGGTGATGGAACAGCAAAATTACAAGGCGATGACATTATTAGAACTAAAACTATTGGTAAAGTTTTATCAAATGTTAAACAAGAAATTTATGATGATGGTAGTTTTACAATACCATCTGCTTTATATTGCGGATAGGAGAAACTAAATGGCTGGATTAAAAGTTCATACAGCAGAAACAGCTTTTGCAGTTACTCAAGCTGAAATAAAAGCATGGTGTAAGATTGATTCATCTGATGATGATACTGCCGTTGCTTTAATAGAGAAAGCCGTTCATAACTGGGCGAAAGAATATACCAACCGTTCATTGACAACCGTTACTTACAATTTATTTATTGATACGGTTTATGAGTCAGATATTCCAATTCATGAAGGTTTCTATACTGGTTATGATGGACATTCAAGTAAAAGAAGCATTGAGTTGCCAAAAAGTCCTACTGTAAGCGTTACTCATATAAAATATTATGATGATGCAGACACGGCTACAACTTTTGCAGCAACAAATTATTACTTAGATAATGCAAGTGTTCCAGCAAGAATAATCTTAAGAAAAGGCTCTAGTTATCCATCATCTTTGAGGGTTGCTAATGGTATCGAAATAAAATATGTAGCTGGATATGGAGCAACTACGGCTGTTCCGTACGACATAAAGTCAGCATGTCTGGCGTATGCAAGTTATTTGTTTGAACATAGAGGTGATTTGCTAGACGGAAAAAGAATATTAGCACCAACTAGTGCAACACAATTATTAGAGCCATACAGAATTAAATCACTATCGACTCACCCATATAGAGGGAAGGCAACCTACAGAGGAATGTTCGGCTAATGATAGGTCAAATGAGAAACAGGATTATCATTCAGACATTAAGTGGTGGAACTGACGCTGCTGGTGGTCAAGCTACAAGTTACGGAAATAATGTAACGGTGTGGGCTAGTGTAACAAATAATTCTGGCTCAGAAGGAATGTTTGGAGACCAAATGAGGTCAACAAATAATTATACTTTTACTATAAGATATTTATCCTCAGTAACTACAAAGCATAGAATTAGTTACAACTCACAATTTTTTGACATAATACATATAGCATCTTTAGTTGAAGGCAAAGAAAAATTCCAAGAAATTCAAGCTGTTGAAGGAGTTGCTACATAATGAAAAGCCAACAAATAAAAGTAACGGTTACTAGTAGCATGGATAGACAAATATCCGAAGCTATTAAACTATACGATCAAAATACGCAAAGACATTTAGATAGAGTTGCTAATCATTTAAGAAACCAAATTATTAAAAGAATGAAATCAACCGCAAAACAATCAGTTGGTTCTCCCAGAGGGAAAAAAATGCACTATCCATCTAAAGTGGGAAGTCCACCAGCTATTGATACAGGAAGATTAGTAAATAGTATTCATGTAATGAGAGCAATGCCTTTTAAAAGTGGCGATACACATTCAGCATCTGTTTCAACAAATGTTTGGTATGCAAGAAAATTAGAGGAAGGCGTTGGTGTTGGAGCAAGACCTTTTATGGGTGAAGAATCTCAGGCCTTTCAAAATACTGAAAAGTATGCAGAAGGAATAGCAAGTGATATAAGTATTAGAAGGGCATTACCTAAACCAGCAAGAACAGGGAAGAAAGTATAATGGCTTATCATTCATTTGACTTGCAAACAATTATTTATACAACGCTTAACGGTGATTCTACTCTTGATGGAATTATTGGAAACGATAAGATATTTGATAATGTGCCACAAGATACAGCGTATCCTTATGTAATTATTAATAATGAAACGGCTGTAAACAGAGGTACAAAGACAGTAGACGGTAATGAATACACCGTAGATTTGGAAGTATGGAGTCAATATAGAGGTAAAAAAGAAATAAAAGACGCTATGGAAAGAATTTACGCATTATTCCATGATGCAAATTTTGCAGTATCAGGTGCAGATATGGTTGTAAGCCAAGTTCGTAATGTTTTGACGCTAGTAGAAAGTGATGGAATTACTAGACATGGTGTGCTAACTTTATCGGTGATTGTGTATGATAATTAATTTTTTAGGAGATAGTTATGGCAGTTCAGAAAGGTAGTGCCTTATTAGTAAAAGTTGGAAACGCTGCTAGTCCAGAAGTTTTCACAACGGTTGCTGGTTTAAGAGATACAAGTATCTCAATAAATGCAGAAACAATAGATGTAACAAACAAAGATTCAGCAAGAGTTAGAACATTATTAGCTGATGCTGGAATCAAGTCATTTAGTATAAGTGGCTCTGGTGTTTTCACAGATGCAGCGAGTGAGCAATTAATTTTGACAAACTTTAGTGCAACAACTTTCTTAAATTATCAGTTCTTAGTACCTAGTTACAATACTTTTACAGGTTCATTTCAAGTAACAAGTCTTGAGTATTCTGGTAGTTACAATGGTGAAGTTTCATATTCCATGAGTTTTGAATCTGCTGATGCAATTACAATAGCAACCGTATAATTAGGAGATAATTATGATTTTTCAAATTATTAATAATGTTGCTCTAGCTTATACAGATAGCTCAGGAACAACTTCAGCTTTAGTAATTCCAAGTGGGCTTGTTAGATTATGTCCAACAACGGCTTGTCATATAAGTATTAATCCAGCAACAGGAACGGCTGCAACAACAAATGATATTCACATAGGTATTGGTGAAGAAACTTTTGTTGCAGTTCCAAATGGATATTTTATAAGTGCTATTCAAACAACTGCTGGTGGTACACTTACAATTCAAGCGATAGATATTGGGAGGCCATAATGTGGGAATTAAAAGCGATAGAAATAGGTAGTAAGAAGTTAGATGCTCAAGTTAACGTCAACGATACAAGTGTTGAGATAGAAGCACCTTATTTCAAAACTTTTAAAGATACAGATTTAGTAAAAATTGATAAGCAGACATACACAATCAAAACTGCTGTTAATGTTGCAGATAGAAATGAAGTAATAATCATAACCACTTTGGAGAAAGACAATGAGCATAAACAAGTTAAGGTCGGAAAAGTTACTGACGTTTAATGACGGTGTAGTATATAAAGCAAGAATGAGTCTTGATACCATTATCAGGATAGAACAAGCAATGGGAGTATCTATTCTGAAGGTTGGGAATTTACTTGCAAGTGCTGACATAACATTAACTCAAATAATTCAGGTGATAACATTAGCTATTAGGGCTGGTGGAAATGATGTTAAAGAAAAAGATATAAAAAAATTGATAGCTGATATAGGATTATTAGAAGCTATTAAGATGACAGGTGAATTAATTTCTTTAGCATTAAATGTAGATGATGATTCTGAAAGTGATGATGAAAAAAAAAGCGAGGAAGTAACAAGCTAGACGAAGATGCTGAATTGCCTTATCAACGCTGGTTAGAAGTTTGCGTTGGAATGATTGGAATAAGTCCTAATGAATTTTGGGACTCAAGCATTTCAGAAATAACATTTGCCATAAAAGGATTTAGCGAGTTCAATGGTAGTGGGAAAGACAAACCAATGAGCAAAGATGAATTAGAAAACTTAATGGAGTTAAACCCAGACGAATAATGGCAACTGAACTTGACAAGCTAGTAGTAAAAATTGAAGCAGACCTTTCTGATTTAAAAAAGGGTATGGCTAAAGCTAATGGGGTTGTTAAAAAATCATCAGGCGGAATGAGTAAAAGCCTAACCAAATTAAATTCAACATTAAATAG